TATATCATCGTTAAAAATGCTTACGATTATCGTCAGAAGTGATGTTAGCGCGTTGATGCTAACGGTTTGGCTAAGAAGCGTAGCCTAAGTATGAACGCTTCAATTTAACACAAAACTTGGTGGGCTATGCTTTTTAGCTGTTGTTACCCACCGTTAATTTATTAGCAATGGACGAACAAAGAGAAAAAGACATACAGGAATTATGTAAGCAAATATTAGAAATGCCTACTGAATTTTGGGACAATCCTAACGGTGCTTACGAAAGCAGTTGCCCCTTTTGTAGTGCAATAGAATATCGAGGTGGAGGTAAAGATTACCACGCAGAAATGAGCGAATTAAAGCACGATAGCAACTGCGCCTATCTGATTGCAAAAGACCTATCTACTAATGGTGGGTAACAAGCAGCTAAATGCAATAGTTAGTCATTTTGACAATAACGAAAACGAGATGAATAAAATACTTAAAACTTTCAAATGCTACATCCACGGCGTACATGTAGCTACAGAATTTTGGGAAGAAACGCCGGAAGGGAAGCTGGAATATTATTACAAGCCATGCGCCGGATTTACGACCAGGGATAAAATAAAGATCAACAAACCTAGTACATTGGAAAAGGAAGAGATATGATTCTTAAATTACCTCAACAGCTTGAAGAGTTTAATTTTCGTGTAAATCAATTGCAGGATTATGAAGGCTCAGTTCGTTTGGATAAAATACGAAAGAAAAGAACCATTCAGCAGAACAAATATTTGCATGTGCTATTTGCTAAATTTGGAATCGAAACAGGATACACCATTGAGGAATCTAAAACACTTGCAAAGCGAAAATGTGATTTTATGAGATATGCTAAAAATGGTGAGGTATTTTTAAAGAAAACATCAGAATTGAACACGAAAGAACTAACCGATTTTATCGAATGGTTCAGAAACTATGCAGCGCAGGCCGGAATATACTTGCCAACTCCAGACGATTATTTAAGAAATTGGGAAGAACTTGAAAAAGAAATTGAAAACCATAAACAGTATTTATAACGGCACAGGTATGATGAGTATTTACCCCTTTGGGATGGACATATATTTTAGAACAAAATAAATAAAAGATGAAAAAACTTGAATATTCAACGGTAATGAGTGCCGAACAATATCCTGATTGTTACGGCGGTAAAAATTGTGACGAACACATTCCTTTGTGGAAAAAATACGCTGAAGGGGATAAAGATTCAGTTCATTCAGAAGAAAAAATAGTTATAGACCCAAAGCAATTCCCAGCAGGAACGAGGGTGATAGTGCAAGAGCCTGTTTGTCCGAAATGTGGCATGGTTGCCTCATGTTGTATCGCTGTTGAAAATTGCTCTTTCGATTGGAAGGAATGGGCTGAAATTGAATTTGCGTGATGGCGGGTAAATATTCATCATACCTGATGTTGTCGTGCGTTGCTTTGGCTTTCGTCAGGCACGTGCGGCAATGCACCACAACAAGCAGCTAAATGCAATAGTTAGTCATTTTGACTATATCAATTTGCAAATAATCCAAAATAATCATAAACAGTATTTATTATGGAAAATGAATGTAAATTATGCGGAAATCATTTTGAAAGTAAACAGCGGCATAAATTATGCGAAAATTGTTTTACAGAAATGATGAGAGAACAATATGAGGATGAAATCAAGTGGGAAGAAAACATGAAACCAAAAATTACATTCGGTGAATATCAACTTTGCCCAAGATGTAATGGTCAAAAAACAGTATCAAAGCCGCCTTATTTATCAGGTGACATCCACGAATGGAGTTCAACGCAAACTTCTTTTCAGTGTGGTATCTGTAAAGGTGTCGGAATGATTCTTAGGCCAATAATTGCAAATAATCCAAAATAATCATAATTTCGTATAATTATGCAAAAAGAAAATGTACCTCACGGCCCAGGATCTGATCGAAGTGAAAATACTGAAAGCCATTGCCGACAAAGCAAAGGAGATGAAGCCTATTGTCAAACCGAAAATAGACGTGAAAGTAAATATTCATTTGAATATAAATTAATTTCTAATCAAATAGATATTGATGAGGAAATTCAGGAATTTGTAAATAGTTGTTTTTGGGAATTTTTACAAACAGGCCGTATAAAAAATAGACGTGAAGATCGAAATACATTTGAATTGATATGGAACGGAATCCAATAAATGTATTTAATGAAAGATTAAGTCAAGCAGGTGAAGTATTATCATTAGCTATACGATCTAAATTGGCAAAACAGCGATATAATAAACTTAATAAAATTGATCTGAGAAAATATAAAGGCAGGCCAGAGAAAAAAGAACAGATAAAAAGATTGAAAAATGAATTAATGCAAAGAATATGTTGGTTCTTAACTCAATCAATTATTGTTATGAGCCAACCAATGAAATACATTTGAGTCAGGCGGATTAATAAACGAGGGTGATGAAATGATATTAAGAAAATGACAGATTTAGCAATATTAGCAGGTCAATATGGTTTTAAAAAGACTGATCAATCAATAGGATCAAGTGTATTCTATAATTGCTCTATTTGGGAAACACAACACAAGGGAATATACATAACTGATTACGATATAATTGCTGATGAAAGTTTAAAAGAAAGACAACTTGCAATGATATTTAGTGAATCAAAAGGATGTATGCTAATAACACATGAATTTATGAGTGATAAAAGCGCATTTGATGCATTTATAAAAAATTACGCTAATGGCTTATAAAACTGAAGATCTATACAAAAGCGCAATAGAATTATGCAAGGATGATTCAATGCATTTTATAGATGATATAGTTGCAAATCTTCCATGTTCACGCCAAACATTTTACGATCATTTCCCGCTTGAATCGGACAAATTAGATAGTATAAAAGAAGCCTTGAACCAAAACAAAATTAAGGTAAAAGAAGGATTGAGGAAAAAATGGAATACTAGCGATAATGCAACCCTTCAAATATCGCTCTATAAACTTATTGGAAACGATGAAGAGCGTAAGAACCTTTCACAAAGCTACCACGATCATACAACTGGAGGTGAAAAGCTGAATGATATTAAACTTTCAGATGATCAAATTGATAAGATACTTGATAAGCTATGAGTAAGAATGCAATTAAGACAATTTGTATTATAATATTAGCAATACTTTCATTTGCATTATTAGCCTACGTAACAATATATTGGTATCAGCATAGAGATATGACACAGATGCAGGTATTTATTAAATATTGGTGGCTATATTTATTAAGCATATGCGCATTATTTGCCGCATTATATATAGATAATACTTTGAATGAGTAGTGAAGTAATTAAGCAACTTACCCGTGAAGAATTAGAAGTATTACGAATAGGATCAAAGCATCATTTTTGGATATGGTGTAATTACTACGATTACCAATTTTTTCAAAAGCGCACATTTTTAAAGCAATGCGCACATGGCATACAAGACTTATTTGACGGTAAAATATTGAGATTAGGATTGTCAATGCCTCCGAGGTCCGGGAAATCATATCTAACGACATTAGCAGCAGCATATTTTTTAGGTCGCAGGCCGGAGGAATCAGTAATGAGAAATTCAGCTACAGCGACACTATATGAAAAGTTTTCATATGATACACGTGATATAATAAAAAGCGATAAGTTTAAATCTGCATTCCCTGGAGTTGGTTTATCAGATGATAAGAAAAGCCTAACCGGATGGAATTTAAAGCAAGCAAAACAGGTGTCATATTTTGGAGCAGGCACAGGCGGCACGATTATCGGGTTTGGCGCATCTTCATTATCAATTACGGATGACCTGTATAAAGGCCATGAGGACGCACTTAGCGAAACAATCAACACAAAAGTAAAGCGATGGTTTGAATCTGCCCATACATCACGACTTGAAAAGGATTGCCCCGAGTTAGATATAGGAACCAGGTGGCAGAAGGATGATGTAATAGGGATGAGAGTTGAGAGGGGCGATTATGATCAATACATTGCTATTCCGGCATTAGATGAAAATGGCAATTCTTTTTGTGAGGATGTAAAGACGACAGAAGAATATAAGCATCTGAAACTGATTACAGATCCCTTCATATGGTCATCGGAATACATGCAGGAGCCTATTGATGCTGAAGGTCTCGTATTTCCATCATCAGAATTAAAATACTACGATACTGAAAACGATAACAAAGGCTATCGGATTGCATTCATTGACACAGCCGACGAGGGTACAGATTACCTATCAATGCCAATACTCGACTTTTACTTTGACACTCAAAAAGGATACCTGATTGATGTGCTATTCAACCAATTGAATCTGACATCAAACGAAGAATTAATAATTCAAAAGATCAAAGATCATGAATTAGATTACCTGATAATAGAAACAAACAAAGAAGGAACGTACTTTATAAATCAACTTAAAAAACGTGTATCAATCCCGATATACGGACAATTCAATTCAGCCAATAAGATTACACGCATACTCGCTCAAAGTGGATGGATAAAACAGAACATCTATTTCAAAAAGGATAGCGATCCAGGCAGCGAGTACGACAAGTTCATGAAGCAGCTCACTACATTCCTACGAACAGGCACAAGCAAACACGACGATGCTCCTGATTCAATTTCAGGACTCATAAGAAAACTAAGGTCAGATAATTTCCTTTAGTAAAAAATCTATAATTATTAGTATTATTACTAAATAATTTAGTTACTTTACAAAAGATTCATTAAAAGGCCATTAAATGAGCGTAATTGGAGATTGGTTTAACGCCATAAAAGCCAATAAGGACATACAATACACGCCAACAAAGCAAGGCGGTCAATTCTTCTACCCTGTTAATTTAGTATCTACACTTTTCGATGATGGCACTCTCGATTACTTCCATAAAGTACCAGAAGTAAATGCAATTCTTAACTACAGGGCCAACGCTAAGAAGAATGTAAGAATTACAGCAGTCAACAAAGTGACTGACAAACCATCCACAAGCCCGATAGCAAACAGAATTATAAGTCTATTAAATCAACCTAACTTTTTTCAAGCGCAAGGCGAATTTATCCGGCAAACTTCATTATGGCACGACATCACAGGCAATGAGTATTTATATTTTTTAAAGCCTATTGGTTTTAAGAACACGAATGCAAAAGCATTGTTTACGCTTCCTCCTCAATTGATGGAGGTTGAATTAAAAAACTCTGATTATTATTGGCATCTTCAGGAGAAAGACGTTGAAATAAGCTATAAAATGAATGTGAATGGTAAGAAAGTACCATTGCAATCAGATAACATTGTTCATCTTAATGACAACAGGGTAAAAACTACACTAGATAAAAAGGAAATATTAAAGGGTGAATCTAAACTAATTGCACTTCGGCCAGCAATTAACAATATAATAGCTGCCTATAAGACAAGAAATAAATACCTGGTAAGTGGCGGTGCATTAGGGATCCTGTCAAATGCTTCTAAGGACGGCACCGGCGGCACAATGAAACTTGACTCACAAGACAAAGACAAACTACAGGACGATTACAGGAAGTATGGAACGCAGCCAGGTCAGTTTAGTATAATAATTTCGGACATGGCCCTGTCATGGCAGCAGATGACTGTTGACTTACAGAAGCTGAGAGTATTTGAGGAAGTCGAGGCAGACTTTTATAAATGTTGCGATAGTTTTGGGATAAGTAAGGATTTATTTTCAGGCCAAAGAGGATCAACATTCAACAATCAACAAAATTCAGAAAGGCGATTTTACGAAAGCACCATCATACCGGAAACTGCTGAATGGTTAGGATCGTTAAATAAATATTTTGGGTTGCATAATGAATCTTGGGAGCTGAGAGGTGATTATACACACTTGCCAATATTCCAGGAGAATGTAAAGGAACGAGGAGCAGCATTGCAAACTATTGTAAATGCATTGAGTAAAGCGTTAGAGGATGGAGCGATAACCTTAGAACAGTATCAGGCAGAATTAAAAAAGTTTGGGCTATGAAAAAGGAATTAATTAAGGAGATCAAGGATAAGCAGCAAGCTATCAAGGATAAAAAAATAATAAAGAAATGAACGATATTCCAACATTCGAAACAAAAAAGGAATTGTTTAAATTTCTTATTGAGAATGAAAAAAGCCTCATTGCACAGAAAAAGGCAACAATGAAAAAGGCTGATGGATTTGCTTTCAATGGTGATGTATTAGCGCCAGTTAATAAAGCCAACAATCCTATTGAAAATGCCCCGGATGTTTTAAAGGTTGAAGCTATCATTAATACAACAAATGTAATTGACAGCCACAAAGACGTACATTTGCCAGGATTGTGGGATAAGTCGCTCAAGGAAAATAAAAACATCATGCATCTACAGGAGCATAAAATGAACTTCACAAGCATTATAGCAGATGGAAAGGATCTAACTGCAAAGGCTGAAACTGTATCATGGAAAGAACTAGGATTTGATTTTGAGGGGGAAACACAGGCATTAGTATTTGAATCAAACGTAAGCCGGAAGCGAAACAAATACATGCATGAGCAATACGCTGAGGGGCATGTAAAGAACCACTCAGTAGGGATGCAATACGTTAAACTTGCATTAGCTATTAATGATGAGGACGAAGGATCATATTATGAGGTATGGACAAAATATATTGATCAGATAGCTAACAAAGAGGCCGCTATTGATGCAGGCTACTTTTGGGCAGTGAAAGAAGCAAAAGTTATTGAAGGATCAGCCGTCCCCATCGGATCAAACCAATTCACGCCAACATTGAACAACAATAAGAAGCCGCCTGATGGCACTTCTAAAGATGAGCCGCTTAATGCACTCAGCGCAGATAAATTATTAAAACATTTTAAACTTTAGAAAAGTGGAAGAAAAAGAAATTCAAAAGTTGCTCGAAGGTGTAGCGGAGAAAAGCCGTGATGCCATTAAAACCGAGATATCCGCAGCCGTTGAAGGATTGATAACGGCAGATCAATTGGCTGAAAAGCTGGAACAATTTAGTGAAGTACCCGCAAGCCTCAAGGAAATAAATGAGATACTCGAAAAGCAGGGCGAAGAAATGCTGAAACTGAACAAGGCAAACCATGAGGAGAAGTCACTTGACCAGATCATAGGCGAGAAAAAAGAGGACTTGAAAGAGCTTGCAAAAAACAATCGTAATAAGATCGTTGAGTTTGAATTGCCTGTACAGAAAACTAATGTACTTCGCACCTCAGTAACCAATAGCACGCAGGCATTCAGATTACCGGATGTAGGACAGCAGGCCACAAGGCGAATAATGATGCGTGATTTGTTCAGGACTGGACGTGTAGGCCCAAATTCAAACGGAGTTATCCGCTATGTGGACCAAGCAACAGTAACCAGGTCAGCAGCAGAGAAAGCGGAGGCAGCAGCATTCGCAGAAAGTGCCATCGTATGGCAGGAGTACACATTGCCGGTTGAGAAGATAACGGACAGCATTCCTGTATCGCATGAGATGTTTAATGATGTTGATTTTGTAGCCAGTGAATTGGATAGGCTGCTTAACGTTAACTTGGCTTTGCGTGAAGATTTGCAATTCTACTCTGGCGATGGTGTTACTCCAAATATTAAAGGTATATATACGAGTGCGACAACTTACACCGCACCTGACCTCACATTGTCAGCAGCTAACATTTACGATTTAATATTGTATATGCAACTGCAAATCAATTCAGGTAAAGAAATGAAGTACCAGGCTAATACTGCACTCGTTTCTTATACTGATTGGAATGCATTGCTCGCAACAAAAGCGAGTGACGGGCATTATGTCAAACCAGAATGGGCATCAATCGCAGGGCCAAACGGTGGCGAAATCAACGTGAACGGAATCAGGGTTATTCCTTC